GCAGTATCGAAGGGGGGGCGACCCCTCATATCCTGATTGCACAGCAGCAATGAATAGATAATTAGCCCTACCACTCATCATATCGGAAAGAGAGATAATGTGTATCACCCTTGTAAATGTGGTGAGTGGTGGTTTATAATGTATCTATCAGAGACACCGGGGTATGTGTGTCATAGGGTATGGGGTAGGGCCCAAAGAGCTTGACTGTCTAGCCGTAGACTGCATAGACGATATGCGCACCCAGAAAAAACGCTAAAAAAAATACTCGAGTAAAAAAACGTAGACATTATGTATTTCTCCTTGTTTAAGATTATAGTTATATTATAACTTTTTTCTAAGAATTTTACACGAATTAAAGATTAAATTATAGTGAGCACATATATATGTTCATGGCAGAACTGGAGATAAGAATGCGATATTGGATGAGTGGTAATAAAGAAGACCGTAAGTGGCAACGAAAGCATTGGACAACAGGTGACCCACAGTTATTTGATTATGTTGCAGTGCAGAATGGGTATCATTATGACCCTTTCAATTCTGATAGTGAAGAAGAAGAGAGGAAGCGTAATAAGAGGTGGGACCAACTGGACATGTTAGATGCTGCGTTGATGAGGTTGAAGCCTGTGTTACGTGAAACTGTTGAGTGGTATTATAAGGAAGGCAAGACATATCAGTGGATTGCAGATAAACATGGTGTTGCAGTCAGTACTTCTTATAAGCGCTTGAATCGTGCTTTGGAAAAATTAAGGGGTATTATAGATGAGGTGGATACTCGTGAAACGTAAGACACTTCGAAGAAGGGGATAAATTATGGATGAAAAGAAAAAGAAAGCGATTGCTCGTAAGTCATTAAATTATAAGGCTGGATTGAAGAAGGCTATACATGCAGGTGATTTAGAGGGTGTTATTAAGTCAGTCATGTTATTGGCTGTTAAGAATAATGGTGAACAAGACTGGAAGATGTCACCTCGTACATTTATGGAATTGTGCCAAGTACTTATCAAGTATCGTGAGACCTTTGGTTCTGATGAAGGCTTTGGTGATATCTTAGAAGTGTTACAAGGTGGACTTGACGATTGATAAATAATCATCCCAGCAGGAGTGGAAGAATGGATACAAGAGATGAGTTATTAAAGTTAAGTCACCAAGAGTTGCTTCAGTTATTTCTAATATTAGAGATGAAGAACCACACCTTTGAAAAAGACTTATATGATGCAATCATTATGTTAAGGAGTCAACGTCGATGAAGATTCCTAGAGAGTTACTACAGCGGTTGCGTGATAATCCACGTGACTTCTTTAAGTTTTTAAAAGTGTTTGATAAACAAACCAATCGACTTGTGCCCTTTGTTATGAATGACGAACAAGAAGAGTTATTGGAAGCACTACTTACACACAAGCGTATTGTGGTGTGCAAGGCTAGACAGATAGGTTGTTCAACTCTGTTAAGAGCATATTTTTTATGGAGGACCTATGTCCAATCACAACCTACCAGACACGCCATCATCTCATACACCCGAGACAGTGCAGACCACTTGCACTCCATCGACAAGTCTTTTTACTTCAGCCTCCCTAAGCCCCTCCAACGAAAGCTTAAGAAGTCAAGTGCAAGAACATTACAATTCTCAGATACAGAGGCTGAGCTGCGAAGCTTTACCGGTGGCGGTAAGGGAGGAGCAACTCGCTCTTTTACTTTTGCTTCGGCTCACATCAGTGAATTTGCGTTTTTTGATAACCAAGATGAACTCCTTGCAAACACAATTGCATCAGTTGGTGAAGGCCAAGTAATAATAGAAACGACAACCAATGGACCAGGTGATGCTTACCACAGATTATGTATGGCTGCACCGCGTAATGGTTGGCATGTCTGTTTCTTTCCTTGGTATCGCCATAAGAATTATAAGAAAAAGTCGATGTTTGGTCAGAATGGTGTGCCTCCAATGAAAGAGGATGAGACACGTATCATGCAAGAGTATGATTTACAGAAGCAGCAGATGTATTGGCGTCGGACACAAATCTCTACGATGGGAATAGAAAAGTTTAAGCGAGAGTTTCCAACGACAATGGATGAGGCTTTCATGACCTCTTCAGACGTTTACTTTCCTACAGATATTTTAGATGACATGGACATTATGGATATAGGTGGACCTGATAAATGGTATTGTGAAGGCTTGAGAGGTGACTCTTTCAGTATGGGTATTGATGTGGCACAGGGAACGGGTAATGATTATAGTACCATATCAATTGTGTCTAAGACAACGTTGCAGCCTGTGTATCATTTTCGTTCTAATACTATATCACCTGCAGATTTTGCTGAAAAGGTATGGGAGGTTTACTGGGAGTTCAATGAGCCTTATACTATCATAGAGGCGAATGGACCGGGTAGTTTAGTCTTGTATCGTTGTAGAGAGTTTGGCATGAGAAATTTGTATAAGTCAGCAAAAGGTGGTGACTGGAATACAAGAAAGGAAAATAAATTGGCTATTTATGACCACGTGCGTTCTTTACTATGCGATGGTCAAATATCCTGCTTGGAGAGCACACTGTGGTCAGAGTTAAGAAACACTATAACAAACGAGGGTGGAGCACCCAAGCATCCAAAAGGGCAGTGCGACGATATGGTCATATCATTTTGTTTAGCTCAGTGGGGTGCAAAGTTAAAACCAGCACCGAGTTTATACGAAGTGAGAGAACAATTAATGGAAGATTTTATTATGAAGACCAAAGCACGTCGCATTAAAGCCAGAGGACCTATACCTTTTAGAAGAAGAGGACAAAAATAATGGCATATACTATTAAACCAAAAGACATCAAAACAATTGTTGAATTCCACGACCGATACTGGGAAGACAAAGAACACACAATGTTTCAATACAAGTGCGCCTACGAAACAGATTTCTGGGAACGCAACCGTCTAGACAGTGACATGCAAATCGTCATCCAAACATCAGACGCTTACGGCTACATTGAATCATACATTGCATCACTCTTTGCTCGTAACCCAGGCGTTATCGTTAAATCAGACATTCGCGGTACAGGTGACCCACGTAAAGCACAAGAACTCGTTAATGATTTCTTAATAGGACACAGAGCAGCGATAGAAGACGCTTCTCGTCTGGCCTTAATTTACCCTATGTCATTCATGAAGATGATGCCTGTTGCTAACCCAGACCTCTTTAAACGTATGGATATTATGGCACTCAATCCTTGGGATGTTATCTTAGATAGAGATGCTAAGCGTTATGAAGATATGCGTTACATTGGACATCGTTATTTTGTGCCGTTGCATGAAGCGAAAGAGAAGTTTGGTAATAAAGATTATTCACCCATCAGGCGTAAGTCATATTTTGACCGGTATGAGCATAATGATTATGAAGAAGAGTTAGGTGGTACTAATGAGATGTTTCAGTATATTGAGGTAATCGAATTTTATGACCTTGTAAATGACCAGATAATGTTTTATACTCCTAACTGGGCGATGGGTGATAAGTTCTTAGATAAAGAAATGATACCTTTCAGAGACAATGACGGCAAACCAGTTATACCTATTATTCCTTTCTACTTCAATCGTAAGCCTGATTCACCTATTAATGGTTACAGTGCAATGAAACGTATTTACGACCAGATATATGAAACAAATCTTATCAGAACGTTTCAAGCTAATGGAGTTCGTAAAGCCTCACGTCAATACATTGTGAAACGTGGTACTTTTGATGAAGAGAGTATGGCACAGGTGACTAGTGGTATTGATGGACTCTTTATTGAGGTTGATGATGATGACTTGGCAGGTGCTATTCGAGCAATGCCACAGAATCCAACACCTCCAGAATTACAGGTGTATTATGACCAAGTCCAGAAAGATAAAGATAAAGGTAGTATTCTTGCTCCTTTTACAAGAGGTGAGTCGACTCGTTCGTCTGCTACAGAAATTGCTGCACTTGCTGCTTATACTTCGTCAGAGGTAGGTCGCTTGGCACGTGAGAGAGATGCAACAATAGAATTGGTTGCCTCAGCTTACATCAATATTATTGCAATTTATATGGAAGAAGATGATGCCAAAGACGTTATCGTTTTAGATAATCGTCAAGAAGTAATACGTGCTTCAGACCTGAGAGGTAACTTTCAGTTCTTTGCACAAGACCAAGCATCGACACCCTTATCAGAATCGGTACGAAAGAGAGAATTTATACAGTCGATACCGACTTTACAAGGTTTAGGTGTGCCTAATTCAGTGCTTCTATCAGAAATGGTAAGAAGTTTAGGACTACCTGAATCATTTATAGCTGAAGCCAATAAGGCCAAGCAAGAAGCGATGAACATAAGCGCAGCTAAAGCAGAAGCAAGTGGACAAGCTGTTCAGCCTGATGTTGTAGAACTCCAACAAGGGATGCAACCTACAGGACCAAATAACTTACAAGCCATTCTTAACACAGGAGAAGGATAATGGACGAGAAAATGATGGGCAACGATATGGATAAAGCTGCCTTACAAGATGAAAAAATGATGATGGAAAAAGCCATGGGCTTAGCCAAGCAAATGGATGACATGGAAGAGGGACGTGAAATACGAGGTGAGTTCTCTAAAAATGGACTTAACCGATTAGTGGATGCTCTTAATCAAGCAAACCGCGTATTTAAAGCACCAACTTATCCACGATTCGAAGCTGCTGTAGAAGTACTTCCACCTGAGTTTATTAGAAACTTAGAGATGGTAGCTGCTGCTGCACGTGATGCTGACTTAGAAGAATACATGTTTGACTTAGAAGGTATTGAAGACGATAAAGACCTTAAAATGTTAGCAGGTAAAATCGATTCGGCTGCAATGGACAAATCATTTAAAGCATTCCTCAACAAACCACAAGGTATGGGTGACATTCAAGACGAAGCTGGAGTTCCTGTAATGGAAACAGAAGGTGGAGACATGATGTCAAAGGCAATGAAGCCGATGCCCGAAGAGGACGAAGAAGAACTATTCATGGCTCGAATGAGAGCATAACTTAAAACAGGAGAAAGTATGAGTGAAGAAGTCAACAACCCCACAGCAGGTGTAGTAGAAAGTGCTGGGACTGACGTAGAAACAACAGAAACAGAAACATCAGTCACTAAAAAATCATATCAAGGACGCGACCGTGTTGGTGAAGCGTTAGATATAGCAAAGAATGGTGAGGTTAATTTTAAGACAGAAGTGTCTATTGATAACCTTACAGATAACGAAGCCCTTGATGAAGGTGGACACAAAGGAATAGATTATAACCGAGTTATCGGTGCTCTTCCTGATGATGCCAAAAACCTGCTATCAAATATTCGTGCTGATTACACACGTAAGACGCAAGACTTAGCTAATCAACGTAAAGAACTGGAAGCATTGCAAGCATCTCTTATCAAAGGCGCAGAGGCATCTAAGATAGACGAGGTTGCAAACAGTGAAACTGTAGAACTTGACCCTTATGATACACAGTCTTTCGAGACTAGGATACAACAAGAGGTCGCTAAGCGATTGCAGGAAATGATGCAACCGATGCGAGATGAGCAAGTACGAATGACACGTCGTGCACAGTTAGATAAATTTAAGGCAGATAATCCTGACTTGATGGACTATAAAGAAGATGTTGCTAAATTGTTGCAATCTAATGCAAACATTTCACTAGAAGATGCTTACAATATCGTCAAAGGACGTACATTGACTGAAAAGAACAGACAATTAGAGAAAGAATTGGCAGCAAGAACTGATAGAATGCGCGATGTAGGACTAAAATTGTCAAAAGGTACTTCATCAAGAGACCTGAAGCAAGTTCCTAAGCATTTAAAGAAAGGTCATGAGATATATGCATGGCTCAAAAATAATAAAGCGGGATAAAAAGGAAAAAAAACCGTATTTATTGACAAGCCCCTTTCACGCATCAGAGAGGACAAGCTTTTGGGACCCTTCTATGGATAATCCAAGATGCAATAGGTAATTCACAAAACAAAGGTTTCAGATTATAATGAACCAGATAATTAAATTAAATAGCGGAGGAAATTATGGCTATTAGTAATGATGTACTTTCATCAACTCTCCGTATTCTTTTAGACGAAGAGGTTGACCAGCTTTATCAAGCTACACCCCTTTTGGACAAGATGCGTGAACGTGGTGGAGTAATTACATACGACGGTGGACAGAAATTAAATGTACCACTTATACTCGAAGAACATTCTTCAATAACACAATTGGACTCAGGATATGAGCCCGTAAACCTTGCAGTAAAAGATGCTTTGCGTCAAGCTGAATTCAACTGGTGTGACTTTGTTGCTCCAATCGTTGTTACTCGTTCTGAAGAACTAAGTAATAAAGGTGAAAGAGCAATCATCGATATCGCTGAAGCTCGTATGAAATCAGTTATGGGTGCACTTAAACGAGAAGTTGAAAAACAAATTCTTGTTAATGCTTCTCAAATCTTAACTAACCTCAACACATTCAACGGCCTTTCAGCTGCAGATGGTGGGGCTGGTGGTGGAGGAAACTCTACAGCAGGATTTTTCGATAACGTTGCATTCGGTTCTCAAACAGCTGGAACAAATGTTGGTGGACTTTCTAAGGCTACCTTCCCACGTTTGAACAACCAATTTATGGATTCTGCTAACGCATTGTCCATACCACAGATGACAGAACTATATATTGACTGTCAATT